CTCGTCGCGCGGCGTCAGTTTCGAGTTCGACGTCGGCAGGACGCGGTCGTTCGTCGTGACGAGGCGCAGGCGTTCGAGCTTGTTGTCGCGCCAGTCGCGCCACTCGTCCCAGCCGCCGACCTGGCCCGCTCGCTTTCGCAGGATGGCAATGACGCCCTCGACCGCCACGGCAACGTGCATCGAATCAGTCACCGCGAACGTCTGCCCGATCATCAGGAACTCGGCCTCGATGTCGGTGCAGGCCCGCGCCAGTTTCGTCGCGTCGTAGGACGTAGACTCGCCGGCCTGCGGGTTGGTGATCTGGCAGATAAAGCCCGTCGAGTACCGGGCGATAACTTCGTCGGCGAGGGCCACGGGTTCACCTCACCCAGAGTTGAATCGTTCGCTCCGCTGCTTCCGTTGCGTTGCTGACTAACTTGAGGTAGCGCCACTGATGCAGACAGTGGTAGTCGTCAGCCTTGAACGCATACGCCTTGAAGACCGTCGTGCCGGCCGACACGGAGCAACTGACGGCGGACCCGGCGTCGTCGTACAGGAGACCGTAGTTCGTCCCGTCAGCGGAGACCTGGAAGGTGATCGCCGTGCCGGTGAACGCCTTCGGCAGAACGAACCCGAACAGCCGACCCGGGCCGACATCCACCGCACCGGAAACCGTACCGTTCAAAGCAATGACCGCGTCCATGTTGATCTCCTGTTACGGGTCGGGCCACGTTTCGCCGGTAGCAGCACTGGGCAAATACCGACCGAAGCTTCTGTAGAACCAATGCTGAATCACGCCCTCGGTCGTCGGAACGGTGTCCGCCCACTTGTACTTGTCGCGGCGCAGGAACGGCGTCGAGCCGCCGACGATGGCGTACCAGCCGCCGTCGAACAGGCTGTACGGCGCGAAGATCACGTCGTCGACCAGAAGCGTCCCGGTCGTCCGCGCGCTCCACGCGATCTTGATCAGCGGGTCTTCCTGGTTCCAATGCTTCAGCCAGTTGTCCTGCCCAACGGCGAGACGCAGGACGTTCCAACCAACCTGCGCCGCCAAGGTGACGTTGACCGTCTGGCTGCCCAGCGTGAGCGTCAGAGTCCCGTCAGCCGCCCCGACGCTCCGGTTGTAGGCAATCTGCAAGTACATCGGAATGTACGGGTTGATCGTCGCGCGGATGCTATTGAGGTTCTGGTAGACGTTCGCGTTCGCGTTGATCTGAAGCGCCCGAGGCGTCGAGCAGCCCTGATAGTCGCGGTAGTACGACGTGACGACGGGCGTAAAGGACGCGGCCGTCGAAAGCGTCCAGCCCGTCAGGTCGGTCACGACAGAGAAGGCGGACCCGTCCGTCCCCGTCATCGACTCGAACGACGGGTTCTGAATGAACCGCTGCGAGTCGACGGCGGACAGAGCCTTGATCGTCTGCCGATCCGCGACGCCACGAATCCGCAGCCGGTCGCGGTCAGGCGTGTCGCCGAAGAAGTAGAACTGCTCCTCGTGCTCGTTCGCGCCGGAATGCTCGTCCGCCACGCATTCCGCCCACTTCGTGCAGCCAGCCGACGTGCCGGTCTGCGCCTCGATGTTGTAGCCGTTCTCGTCGACGTTGCAGCGGTTGATCGTCCCGTTGCCGACGATGCCCGTCTGCGCGGCGGGAGTCCCGAACGTGAAGCCTCGCCCCTGCACGGTGAGCGAATTGTCGTTCATGTATTCGTACAGTCGCGTACACATCGCCTGCGCGTCGGTTTCGGGGTAGCCGGCGAACTTCATGTACTCTCGCATGTGCGGGTACATGACGGAAGGCCCGGCAGACAGGGCATTGTCGAGCAGACGCCGGAACCCATCCAGCGCGTCGATCTTCTCGCGGGTGAAGTCGCCTTCGAGGTTCTGGACGAGATCGTCCTCGTCCTGAAGGTAGTTGCTCTGGACGTCAACCGACTTCAGCGAGCCCGCGCCCTGGTACGAGTGCGTGCCTGCGAACTTCCGCAGCTCGTTGAGCGGCTTGATCGCGTAACAGAATTGATTTTCAATCTCGACGCGGGACGGGGTAGCCATCAGACCCCCTTCTTGACCAGTTCGACGGCGGCAGCCTTCGCGACGTCAGCCTTCGCGTCGGCGTTCTCCTCGGCAGCCTCGCGCTTCAACCGCGCCTCGAGCCGCTTCTGGTTCTCGCCGCTCTTCTCCATGTCCGCCCACAGCGAGTCAGGCGTCGGAGTGCCATTCGCGGGGACGAACCCCTTCGGCAACGAGCTCATCGACTTCATGTAGATGTACTTCGTGATCGGCTCGTCGCCCGGCAACTGCATCGGCTGTGCCGCGTCGGGATGAACCTCCTCGAGCGACACGATCCGGCCGCGCTTGTACTCCTGCTCAACCGCCTTGCCGTCGATGAACGTCTTGACCTCGCGCGCAAGTCCCCACCGGACGACCTTGAGTTCCGCGCGGTCCTTGATCCGGTCGACTTCCATCTGCGACAGTCGGACGAGCATCCCAGGCTTCCGGCCGCTGACCTCGAACTTCTTCCCGTCATCGTCGAGCGGCGTAACCTGTTGCGTCCATCGCGGGAACCCGGTCCCGCAGATGTCGATGTTCTGTTTCGGGGCATCTTCCTTCGTCCCGATCCAGAACAACTGCTTCTCCGATGCGTCCTTCGTCGCGACTTTGCGGGCGCTTTTGGCCCTCTTGAAGGAGTCGGCCATGTGCATACTCCCGAATTCCTGTTCGCCCCCTTCGGCCCCGGCGCTGACACGCCGTTCGAGCCATTGGATCAGGCGTCTATCCCGCCGCTAGTTGTTAACCTTGATCACGCCGTAGGGCAGGGCCACGCCGTAGCCCTTCCGCAGCCACCAGCGCATGGACTTCTCGCCCTGGTCCCGGGTCGCGTCGGAGTTCTCGAAGTCCTGCATGACCTCGCGCTGAGGCTGACGCAGCATCGAGAAGATCGGCTTCACGGGGCAGCCGTCGAGGAAGATCCAGTAGTCGTTGTCGGTGATGCGCTGAGTGAGCACGACCTTGATCTTCTTGCTGGCGTCCTGAAGCACGTTGCTGACGCCCGCGTTGCTGGTCGAGTTCGCGAACGGCTGGATGCGCTGGTAGAGGAACTCCTCCCAGACCTGGCGATTCGCCTCGCCGGCGAAGATCGTCACGCCGCCGTCCACGATGGACGGATCGAGGAGAGGCTGCCCCTCGGTGTCGGTGAACGAGTTGAACGCGACGAGGGCCTTGTAGTAGTCGGTCTTCAGGGCCGACGCCGTAGCCACGCCCGCGCCGCTGATCAGGTTCCCGCCCGAGTAGCCGAAGCGGTCGCCGCCGTCCCCATCGGTCGCGTAGCAGAGCGCCACGCCATCCGGCGCGCTGGGAACGCTGGACAGGAGGGCCGCGTCGGTCCCGGCCGAGAGAATCTGGTAGAACACGCGCTCGTCGAGCAGGGCCGCAGTGGCCGCGCCGCGCCGAACGTGCTGCACCAGGCTGGAGGTCTGGTCGTCCTGCTCGTCCGCGAAATGCCACGGAACGGCAAGCGCCCATTCCAGATTGGTGACGGTCCACTGCACGGACTTGAACGCCCCGTGGATCATGGACTCGCCGCGACGCCATCGGCGCATGTAGGGCGTCGAAGTCCAGTACACGAACTTCTCCTGGTACTTGTCGCTCGGAATGTCCCGATCCATTGCCGTGTCCAGCCGCTCCAAGCCCTTGTAAAGGGGCTCATAAGTCTTCAGGAACTCAGCCCGAAGACCGGCAGCAAAGGTCTGACCGGCCATCACGACGCCCATTGTTTTCTCCTCTCAAAGTAGGTTGTCAAGCCGATCTCTAATAGAGGTCGGTATCCAGCATCGCGGCGTACTCCATCATGGAATAGAGCCGGACGTCGACATACGTCCCGGTGTACCACCGAACGATGCGCCCAACGGGGTACATGTTCGAGCAGTCCGTCAGCGTCAGGACGTTGTCGTCGGTCGCGAACACCGGATCGCCGACGTTCGTCTGGGCGGTCACGCCGGTGACGGTCTTGTAGACGAGCGTCACGCCGCCGACGTCGACGGTGCATTCGAGGGTCCCGTCGCCGGTGAGCGCATCGGCGTACAGGCCGGAATTGCAGACGACGCCGCAGAACAGGTCGTTCACGCCGCTGGACGAGGCGAGGGGCTTCAGGTAGCCGTGACCCGTACCGATGTCCTCTTCCAGCACCACGAGCGCACCCTGGTACAGAATGTCGCCGCTGATGGCGATGAACGACTGCCGGTCGGCGATGCCGCCGCGCGGACGCCACTTGACCGTAGAGGGAGCAGAAAGCACGGACATTGTCATTCCTCCTGAAAAACGGGCTTACGCCCTGAGAAGACCTTCCGACTTCAGCGCGAACTTCACGTACTCGAACGGAGTCGTCCCGCGCACGGCCTTGCAATACTCCGCAGAGCAGGCGATCAACTCGTGCGCACGCTTCATCGTCTCGGGCGACTGCGGCCCGAGCTTGTTGAGGATCTCGTCGTCACCTGACGGGGCAGTCCCCGCAGCGGCGGACGACGGCGTAGTCGCGGCCTCGAGCGTCGCGGGCGGGTCCTTGAGAGCAGCCTGCGCGAAGACAGCGACGAAGGCGTCGAGGCACGCCTTCCCGCCAACCTTCCGCTGCTCGGCCATCGCGGCCTTGATCGACGGCGTGACGTTGTAGCCCTTGAGCGCCTTCTCGGCAGCCTCAAGGTCGAGCGCGACCTGATCGACGACGACCTGCGCCTGAACCTTGCCTTCGAGCGCGGCGACTTTCGCGGCGAGCTCGGCGTTCTGCTTCTGGAGGGCGACGAGGTCTTCGGGCAGTTTGACATCGGCAGTAGGACCGGCAGTAAGCGTCACCGTAGCCTCGGCCTTGACCGGCGGAGGGATCGGCAGTTCCGGCTTCGGCGGGACTTCCATCGCGGCCTTGACGTCCTCGACGGGCTTCTCGGGAGCGGGCGCGGCAACAACGGCAGGTGTGGCAGCCATCTTGGGGTTCTCCTCCTGCTCTGACGGGGCCTTGTTCGCTTTCCGGCTCGCCATGTCGTTCTCGTCTTCCGACTCGCCGATAGCCTGCATGACGAGGGCCATCATCATCGCGAAGAGGCCCTTCATCTTCTCCGTGACGCCGCCCCCGCTTTTCTTCGGAGGAGCATCCCCCGGCTTCTGCTCCTGCTTCGCGGGGTCCTGCTGCGCCTTCGCCGGCTCCTGGTTGACCGGGGCCTGCGGGTTCTGTTGCTGTGCGGGAAGCGGCTTCGGGACTTCCGCCACGACCTTGTCATCCGGCATCGGCGAACCTCCGACTGCGGGTTGATTGGAAAAGCCGGAAGCCGATGCGGCTACGGCGTAGCGTTTGTCGATTGCGAGGGAGAGGTACGAAGGCTTGATCTGCTCGCCGAGCGTCAGCATCGGCAGGCGGAAGTACGGCGTCTCAGTCGGCATGATGGCGAGGCTGACGACCTCGCGCTTGTCCCACGGCTCGCCTTCGATGCTGCGGTACGGCAGTTTGCCGCACTTGATCTGATCGAAGACGTCCTGCGGGATGCGGAGCAGATGCGCGAACAGGACGTCGCGCTCCTTGCCGTCGTAGACCGCACGGCCGACGTGGTCGAGCAGAAGCCGGCCAGCCTCGACGACCTCCGCGCCCGAGCCGTGGTGATGGACGTGGACCGCGCCGATGTGCCCCTCGGACTCGCGCTGCTTTGCCTTCGCAATAGCCTTCTCCATCCACGCCCGGTCGATAGGCTCCTTGTTGACGGGATGGGGGAATGCGCCGGCGGGGAGTTCTGCAAGGACGGGGACGTCGAGGATGTTGAAGGTCCCGTCGCCGTTGTCTACCCACGAGTAATGACCGCCGGGTAGGGCGGTGGCAGGAAGCGGCTGCTTGGCGTCAATGGGACCGGCCATGTGCGCGTCTTAGCACAAGCCGGGGTTGACTACTAGATGGCGCGACGCCGCTTACTTAATAACTACTTAATAACTACGCGGAAATGTGGCTACTGGGGCGGTTTGAGGGTTTGCAGGTCCCTGATAATGAGGCTGCGAACGTGCGCGGACTTCGTCTCGCCGTTGGCCCGCACGACGGCCTGAAGGCGGAAATAGATCGCTTTCGGCAAGTCAATTGACAGACGCGTCGTGTTTGTGGGCTTAGGTTCTTGTTTCATTCGTCTTCTCCGCCAAGGGCCGCTTATGCGAGCGTCGTCCTGCAACGCAGGCTGCGTAATTAAATCTGGGGTTGTAGCGTCGAATCAGGCTTCGTTCGGTCATGCTCATGGCATGAAAACTATCGCAATACCAGAGCGAAACGCGAAGGTTTCGCATACGATCCGCGTCTGCGTATAGATATGTGCGCATCTCTTGCGTTGCGCGGTCGCTCTTGTTCTGCAAGTAATCCTTTAAGCGAGTTAATAGATTAATGCTCTGCCCAACTCGAATGACCTCTACCACCGAAGAGGCGTTGTCGATTATTTGCCACGCATAGCAACCGGCATATGCCCTGAAAACGAAGGGAGCCTTGTCCCATTCAGCCGGGTTAAATAACGACAAATCTGGACTTCTCACCTCAACGATAGGGTCCAAACCATCAACCGAAGCGTTTGTAATAATGCGGCGAGCCAGACTCGCAACGCTTTCCCCGTCGCTATCAGCCAAATTCCGAATCTTGGCATACTCTGCCTGAGACAACGGGACCGTGACGGGGATCAATCCTTTGGCCTTGTAACTCAAGCAAATATCCTTTTCTGCTCGAAGCCCTTGTCAGGCTTTACCGCGCCGCTCTGCACCGCCGCCGGAATCTTCGCGTAGACCTGACCGCTTGACGTCAGCCGGCCTTGCTCCTCCAATTCGTAGACGTCCATCTCGCGCACGGAGCACCGGCAGTTGTAGCCGTTGGGCGGATACCACGTCTGCCAGATGTTGTCCCGCTTCGCCGCGATCATCCCGTTTGCGGCAAAGTGATTCGGCCGCGTATCGACGTCGCCGACCGCCTCGTATGTCCAGGCCGGCAGCACCGCTACCGCGACCGGGTCCATCGCCTGCTCGCGCTCGCCTGCCGCATAGGCCGTGTGGACGTTCGTCCTGTACACCGTCTCCGCGTAGGCGTTCGTCCAGTCCTCTGCCTCGCCGCTGATCGTTGCTATCGCCTTCTCCATCGTCCAGCCGAGGTTCCGGGCGTCGACAAGTTTCTCCTGCACGCGCTGCGTCACGAAGAGATCAGCCGATCTCGCACACGCGAAGGCGTGACGGTTCATGTACGCCTCGCTGACGGCCTCGGCAGTCTCGGCCAGTTCCGGCACGCGCCGCTTGAAGTCGCTGATAGCCTCGCGGAACGGGATGTCCGGCACGATGGGGTTGGTGTACGTCGAGCAGTAGACCTCGACTCGCGCCGCCTGCTTGACGCCCGCCTGCGCGTACTCCGTCCAGAGCAGGGACCGCCGGCGACCGTATAGGTCCGCCAGCGTCATCGTTTGTCCCGCGAGGACGCGCAACTCGTCGAGGCGATTGTTGCGCCGGGTGGAGTTCCGCGCCGTCGCCTCCGCGAGTTTCCGCATCGCCTCGCGGAAGGACGCCTTGCTGCGATTGAGCAGGGACCACAGTTCATCTTGGATGGATTTTGGTTCGTTCATGGCGCGACTCCAAACAGGTTCAATCCGCGAAACTTATCAGCCCCGAATGCTGTATATAGCCGCTTGCATTCCGCTTCATGCCACGGCGGCGACGCCATATCAACGCAACCGATCCACTGCCGGTACGGTTCCCACCATGCGGCAGGGACGGGCTTTGTGTTCAGGTTGCTTTCGTCAAGCGCCTGGTTGTAGACGCGGTCGATCTCCTCCGTCGTGCGCTTCGTGAAGCGGGTGGCCTCGACGCACTTGTACCATGCGTGCTTCGCGGTCAACCGCTTCCAATTCGCAAACTGAAGGTGCATCACGCCGCCTTCGTCGTGTGTCAGTTCCCGGTGCGCCCTGACGCCGTAGGGAAGCCGATGGTGATGCTGATAGCCGCCCTTCTCAGGTTTCCACGCTATGCCCTTGTCATCGGCGAAGGCCGTCGAGATGTACGCGCGGCTCCAGACGGACTCGTCGCTCCGGTAGTTGTCGAGGCTGCGCCAGCACGGGATCATCGGCAGGTCAAGGGCTTGCGCAGGCTTTAGAGATAGCACCCTATTCCTAATTGTTGGCAATAGATTTCCGGTCATAATCTCGTCCGCATCGACGCAGGCGAAATGTGACGCCCCCCACTTGCGGCCCATCTTGAGCGTGATTTGCCGCATGTCCATCTCGTCCCAGTCGTCAGCGTCGGACCACGCCCGCATGACGCGCTCCGGGTACTCCGCGCAGATGGTGTCCAGTAAATCCATTGTAGTATCTTTACACTTATGTAAATACACGTACAACGCATCGCACCACTTCAGCGCCGCGCGGGCGGTCAGGCCGATGATCCAATCCTCGTTCCTGACCAGCATCAGGCCGATGATCTTCGGAGCCGGCCGCTTCGGGATGGCGGACAGTCGTTCAAGGGCTGAAAGGTCGTCGACGGTCCAGACGTCCATGCTACTTGTCCTTCAGTCGGAGTTCCGTGAACGTCCCCGGGCTTTGCGGTTCGTTGCTGCGGACGTCCGCGAACCACGGGTGATTGCCTTCGACGAAGTTGACGTCCTGCTCGCCCGTCTTGCTGCCGACATCCGGCGAAAAGACGCGCATTCCCCCGAGGGTGGCCCCCCACCAAGAAAAAGAGGAATTAGCTCGCAGGAGACAGCCAGCGCGCAGGATGCACACAAAGTCGAGGAGAAACGAGAAGACATCGGGCACCCCCTGTTCCTTGCTGGGCGTCTCGTCGCCGACGTTGATCTGAAGGCGCGGGATCTCCGGGTGCGCGTCGAAGCACTTCAGATATGAATGCGCGGTCGGGATGCAGTACAGGTGCGAGAACGACTTGTAGTCGCCTCGCCGAATGTGAAAGACGGTATAGGGCTCCTTGATCTTGTCCAGCCTGTTCCACTTTGTCCGCAATCGTAGCCATATGCGCGCCTTTGCAGCCGAGTAGAAGTCGAGCGCGTCCTGGTACTGGTAGTACCCGTGAATGTCGGCGTGATTCGTCTTCGGGATCGAGTCGAAACCGTAGCACGGCGGCACCTCGCCTTCAATAGGCGGATCGTCGATCTCGAATATCTGCCGCGCGTACCAGTCGGCGGGGACGTGCAGCTTCTCGCCGACAGACTCTGCGTAGCCCTTGGCGAAGGCGTACTGGAATAACGAATTCCCGAAGCGGCCGAACTTGCCGAGGCGGGAGACGGTAATCATTTGTCCCTCCACGCCACGAGGACGTCCTTCGGGTCGAATGGCGTAGCCTCGTACTTCAGACTCCAGCCGGACATTCGATCCACGATGTCCGCCTCGCGCATCCCGTGCGCCCACTCCTGCCCGCTGCGGATCAGCCGCATGTCGTCGATCAGGATGAACCCCCAGAAGTCCGTCCGCCCGACAAGGACGGCGAGTTCCCGCAGGACCGCCGTCGAGCGGACATCATGCGCATCCAGCCAGAAGGTAGCCGTCTGCCACTCGACATCCGAATACGTTATCGCCCTCAGTTGCGCGGCGCTGTCGCCTTGGATTACGGTTAATTCCGGCACGCTCGGCACGATCCGCTGGTTGAAAAACTCCACAGAGCCCGGCACAATTTCAATCGAGATGACTTGGCGGTAGCCGGCGGCGAAGGCCGCGACGATGCCTGCCCCGGTATCCGTCCCCGTCTCGATGAACACGTCTCCGCGCTTATACTGGCGAAACAGGCGGCTGTGACTGGGCAAGGGTCCACTCCTCCTCAAAGAACGGCCATGCGCTGTGATTGATGTGAACGGAATCGAGCCAGTATTCCCGCCGGCTCGTCAGGTTGACGTTGACGAGGTGCTTGTAGATCGACACGAAGCCGAGGCCGCGCCGATGGCACAGGTCTTCGAGATACTTCGTCATCTCGGCGATCAAGACGTTGCGCTCCTGCTCGCTCCCGACCGTGTCGTAGTAGTGGTCGCCGACGTCGTAGATGTTCGTCGAGGCGACGGGACCGTATACCCAGATGGGGTACTTGACCGCGTCGCGTATGTCGAGCAGCGCGTGGACGTAGTGGTCGCATAGGGCGGCGATAGCCGGTTCCGCCCCGCCGTACTGCCAGCGCCGCTGCGGCAGATGGCATCGGGTGTCGATCTCGCCCAAGGCGAACATCAGCGCATCCCCCGGCTGCGCCCACTTGCTGCATATCGCCCGCACCCAGCCCATCGCGTCCGGCTTGCCCAACGTGTAGGCCAGCCGCGCGCTGATCGTATAGCAGGAGAACCGGCCGTCCTCGCTCGTCAGCCGCTTCGGCTCGCGGTCCTCGAACCACGGATGCACCCAGGCCCCGTCGTGGCCGTGGAAGAAGTTGACGTGAGA